ATTATTTGTGATCATCTTGGAACAACAAGAGATCATATATTAAAATTATATAATAAATTATCTGATAAGTATAAGACTGGACAGATAACAAAAGATGAGTTAAGATTTGCAATAAGGAAATTAGAATGGAAGATATAAAAAAAATAATCAGTAAAATAAATGTATGGTCACTGTATTATCGAACAGAGATTGTTTGGTTTATCTTTGGCTTTATAATAGGAGTTATAATAATATGAAAAAACAAACAGAAACAATTAGTGTTGATATAACCATTGATCATTATGGTTTTTACCACAATGATGAGCATTTTGGTAATGAACATAAATCATATAGAGATTGGGTTGTTAAAAAAACTGGTATCAAAAAATGGGAGGACTACCACCCTGGAATGTGGACAACAGATGTTGAAATGATTGATAATTGGATTGAAGAAACTAATCAACCATATGAAACATTATTTTCTGAAAAAGATGATGGTATTTATATAGTTGATAAAAATTGGAGTATGAAACTATCGAAAGATATACTGTGAAAATAAAAGATATAGAAAAAAAGATAGGCACACTATCTAATCCAAGTAAGATGCCCTCGTATGCGTGGGGTATATCTGCTAAGAAATGTATTACTGGTGCAAAGTTAGCAAAGATAAAAGGAACTATATGTAATAAATGTTATGCATTGAAAGGTCATTATGCTTTTAGAAATGTATTTGATGCACATGAGATAAGACGTAAAGCTATCGAGATGCCAGAGTGGGTAGATTATATGGCAAGACTATTGACCTTAAAGTACAAAAAGCTAGATAAATCAAGGCTTTTTCATCGTTGGTTTGACTCTGGAGATTTACAATCTTTTGGTCATCTGATGAAAATATTTGAGGTGTGTGAACTTACAAAGCATATAAATTACTGGTTAGCTACCAGAGAGTATCAATTTATAAAAGATATTAAGGAAGAAGATGTACCAAAGAATTTATGTTTACGTGTATCAGCAATCAAAGTAGATAGTCAACCTCCCAGTTTTTGGAAGTGGACTTCTGGTGTACATAAAGATAAACCTGCAGTAGGTAGAGAATGCCCCGCTTACAAACAGAATGGTGAGTGTGGTAGTTGTCGTGCCTGTTGGAGTCGAGAAGTTAAACAAGTAAGTTATAAGGAACATTAATATGAAAATAAATGATGAAAGAATACAAGAGTGGGTTGATAAATGTCCAGAGCATGATAATGAGTTGCTACATAGCGATGATAATGGTATAGTTATAGTTGTAAGGTTTAATAACGAAAAGGAGGATTAATGATTAGAGTAATAATTATTTTATTATTACTTACATCTTGTACAGCTAATAAAAAAGATATAAATCCTTTTACAACAATAGTAAAACAAATCTTAACAAATGGAATGAGCAGATGATAAAAAATATAGTATTGGAGATACGTAGTATAATAAATGATTATCAAGATGTTATGTCAAAAGATATTGAGCAATCATTAAAAAATCTTATTGATTTTGTAGAAAAAGATAATATAATAACAAAGGATATGCTAGTTAAAAATACATATGAGGGTAATTACTATGCCAAAAAAAATGCCGTTATGTTTGATTTACAGAATGGTAAACAGAATGTAGTTTGCTTCTGTGATAATATATATACCGCACAGGGTATAGTAGAGGGATTAAATATGTTAGATAAACTAGAAGCAGATGGAGTGGAGTTAAAGAAATGAATGATGTAATAGACTATATGATAAGTAGAAATAGATCAGTGGCTTATGAAAAGAGTAAGATAAAACCAATGCGTGATGATCTCATGGTACAGCAACAGGTAGATAGTAGGTGGCAACATATGGTGGGGGTTATATGTTTAAATCAAACTAATCGTAAGATAGTTAAGAAGATACTACCAAAATTTTTTAGGAGATTTCCTGATGAGCATTCTCTGTTACGTGCAGATGTAGATACTATCGCTGATATGTTAAGAGACCTTGGTATGAAATATGTAAGATCAAGAAGATTGATAAGAATGTCAGAGGATTACTTGACATGGGATGGCAAAGATGCTAAGCAATTATTTGGTATTGGTAAATATGGTAGTGATAGTTATGAGATATTTTATAAGAATAATATACCAGATAATGTACAAGATAAGGAACTTAAAAGATATATAAGGGAGGAACTATGAGAGAGTATACGTTTGTGAGAGATGGTGGAGATAAAATAATTGAAGCTAGAAGTTTAAAAAAAGCTATAAAAAAATATACACCAGAAAAAGAAAAGTATGTTCAAATTTTATGGACAAGTAAGAAAGGTAATAAAAGTACTACTTTATTAAAAGTACCATACGTAACTAGAAAAGAGAGAAAAGGTAAACTGTAATTCATGTATTATTGGACACCTAAAAGAATCAAAGAACTAAAAGAAAAAGGTTATAGATTACATTTCGTGAGAAATGATTTGACAAATACTAAAAAGTGTGATAAGGAAAATATAAATGAAAAAATACAAAATAAGAATAGCAGGACTAGGAATAGAGGCAGTAGCGATAATACCATTTGATGTAGATCCAACCACAGAGCAGGTAGAGATTAAGACAGCAGAATATTTAGATCACAATCTAATGAAGATTGAGAAGAATGATTTCTACACTACAGATAGATATTTCTTAACATACGAGGAACTAAGTTATTGAATTATAAACAACAGCTACAAGTTATAAAAGGTTTATCACTTTCAAAAGATATACAGACAAGAATGGATTGCCCATTCTGTAAAAATAAAAATACATTATCAATAGATACTACAGATAGTAAATTATATTGGTTTTGTTTTCATGCAACCTGTAAAGCAAGAGGTAAAAGTATAGGAGATAAGGATATGAATTATGTAGAGAAAGTTTTTTTTGGTAATAAAGATTTACATGTAGAGGATAAAGACTTTACAATACCAGATAGTTTTCAATCAATATATTCTAATGATAAAGCTATGCACTGGTTAAATAAAAATAATTGTTGGGAGTCATGGTCTTGGGGCAGAGCAGATTTTAAATATGATGTAAGACAAGATAGAGTTGTGTTCCTAGTTAAGAATAGATTAAATCACAGGATAGTCGGTGCTGTAGGTAGAGCATTAAATAAGAATGAGTTTCCAAAATGGTTTATGTATGGTAGCAAAGATGTTCCATTTAAATGTGGTGATTGTGAGGATGTTGTTATTGTAGAGGATTGCCCATCAGCATGTGCAGTATCTAATGTATTAACTGGTATTGCAATAATGGGTACTAGTTTAAAATCATCACACCTCGAACATCTAAAACCTTATAAAAATTTATACGTATGTTTAGATAGAGATGCAACATCTAAATCATATGATATGGCAAAAGATTTAAGATCATCTGGTTTCGATAATGTAATAGTTAAACCTATAGAGGATGACTTAAAATATTACAACACAGATCAAATAAGGAGTATGTTCTATGAATGATAAGATGAAAGAAGAAATTCTTGATAGCTGGAACAGCTGGAAATATGATATCAAAGATATGAATAGATCCGAGTGGACAGCTAGAGATGAATCAATAATGGATGCGATAGATATAGTATTAAGAAAGGAGTTTGGTAGTGATAGAAAAACAAATGATTAGGCTTATGCTTAATAAAAAATTTTATACACAAAATAAAAGTATATTATCACCTACAGTTTTTGGAGGTGATATTAACTCTTTATATGAGACAGTTCAGAAAGCACATGATGAATATGATGATGACATAAAAGTTGATGATCTTTACTCTTTGCATACTGTCAGATTTAATCCTGCACTAACACGTGCTGCGAAAGAAAAGTTTAGTGAATTAGTAGAAGATATAAAAGAAGTTCAAGAGCCTAATAAAGAAGTAGCTAAAGATATATTAAGAATATTATCTGATAGAGATCTAGCACAACGAATAGGTATAGAAGCAACAGAAATATTTAATGGTAAAGAAGCTAACTTTGCAGAGATAGTTAGCATGATTGATAAACATAAGACCAGTATAACAGAGGATAAAGCACCCGCAGTTACAAAAGAAATATCTGAAGTAATAGATCTTTTAAATGTTACAACCAGATGGAAATTTAATATACCAGTATTAAAAACTAATGTTGGTGGTATTGGTGGTGGTAATCTTATGATAGCATTTGCTAGACCAGAGACAGGTAAGACAGCTTTCTGGGTTAGTTTATGTGCAGCACCAGATGGATTTTGTGCACAGGGTGCAAAGGTACATGCATTTATTAATGAGGAACCTGCAATAAGAACTCAGATAAGGGCAATATCAGCTTACACAGGTATGACTAGGGATGAGATATTAGAAAATAAATCATCTGCACAGATAAAATGGAGTGGTATAAAAGATAATCTATTTATGTTTGATACAGTTGATTGGTCTATGGATGATATAGATGCACACTGTGAGAAGAACAAACCAGATATAATTGTTATAGATCAGTTAGATAAGATTAATGTTAAAGGAACTTATGCAAGAACAGATGAGAAACTAAGACAGATATATACAAGTGTTAGAGAAATAGCTAAACGTAGAAACTGTGCAGTGATTGCAATATCACAGGCATCAGCTGATGCACACAATAGAAATAGTATATCATTTGATCAGATGGAAAACTCTAAAACAGGTAAGGCAGCTGAGGCTGATCTTATTATTGGTATAGGTAGAAATGCAAATACAGATGCAGAGAATAAAATAAGAACATTATGTATTAGTAAGAATAAAATAAATGGTTATCATGGTGAACCTGTGTGTACCATTAGAAGGAGTATAAGTAGGTACGAGGTATGATAACAACAATAGACGTAGAAACATCGTGGCAAAGAAATGAAAATGGTGGCTATGATCCATCACCTTTTCATGAGAATAATATATTAGTTAGTGTAGGATTACATGCAGATGTTCCAACTCATACCAGATTTGGATCACAAGAAAAATTAGAATATTTTTTCACTAATCATAGTGAGAGGATAGACAAAGG